TTCACAGCTGGAAAAAACGCGATAAGTGGGGCGAATATGGCCCACTGGATCAGATGCAGCTCACCACCGCCGCACGTTACTGCCAGCTCGTCATGAAGGAGCAGAAGGAAGGAAAGGATTTTAAAGAAATTGACCTGCTGGCGCGTCAGTCCGAACGACAGGCCAGGATCGGCAAATTTAACAATGGCGGAAATGAAGCAGACCTGAATCCGAACGTGGCGAACCGCAATAAAGGCCCGCGCAAGCCACCGGAAAAAAACCTGTTTACCGACGAGCAGGTCGAAAAGCTGGAAGAGATTTTCCGCGCCGGTATGTTCGAGTACCAGCGCCACTGGTGGGACGCTGGCATCAAGCACCGTATCCGCAACCTCTTAAAGTCACGCCAGATCGGTGCAACCTACTATTTCGCCCGTGAAGCGTTGATAGACGCGCTCACCACGGGGCGAAATCAAATCTTTCTGTCAGCGAGTAAAGCGCAGGCGCACGTTTTTAAACAGTACATCATCGACTTCGCAAAAGAGGTGGACGTTGAACTGAAAGGCGATCCGATGGTGCTGCCTAACGGTGCGTGTCTTTACTTCCTCGGTACAAATGCCCGTACCGCGCAGAGCTATCACGGCAATCTGTATCTTGATGAGTATTTCTGGATACCGAAATTCCAGGAGCTGCGCAAGGTGGCCTCCGGTATGGCGCTGCACAAAAAATGGCGTCAGACCTATTTCTCAACACCTTCCAGCCTGACGCACAGCGCCTACCCGTTCTGGTCTGGTGCCCTGTTCAATAAAGGGCGCCCGAAAGCCGACAGGGTAGAATTTGACCTTTCTCACAGCAGCCTGGCGCACGGCGTTTTATGCCCTGACGGCCAGTATCGCCAGATAGTCACCATTGAAGATGCCGTAAACGGCGGGTGTAACCTTTTCGACCTGCAACAGCTGTGCCTGGAGTACAGCCCGGACGAATACAACAACCTGCTGATGTGTCAGTTTGTTGACGACCTGGCGTCCGTGTTCCCGCTGGCGTTGCTGCAGTCCTGTATGGTTGACAGCTGGGACGTGTGGGACGATTTCGAACCGCTTTTACTGCGTCCGTTTGCATACCACCCCGTCTGGATCGGCTATGACCCGGCAAAAGGAACGCAGAACGGTGACAGCGCCGGTTGCGTGGTCATTGCGCCTCCCGTCGTTCCCGGCGGTAAATTCCGCATCCTTGAGCGTCACCAGTGGCGCGGGATGGACTTTCGCGCCCAGGCCTCAGCGATTGAGGAAATCACCAGACGCTACAACGTGACCTACATCGGCATTGACTCGACCGGCGTGGGCGATGGCGTTTACAAAACGGTTAAGCAGTTCTTCCCTGCCGCGCGTGAGTTTGTCTACAACCCGACCGTTAAAAATGCCCTGGTGCTTAAAGCCTACGACATCATCAGCGGGCGCCGTCTGGAGTTTGACGCAGGGATGCTGGATATCGCGCAGTCCTTTATGTCCATTCGCCGTTCAACCACCGCCAGCGGCAACCGGCCAACCTACGAAGCAGCCCGCACAGAGGAAGCCAGCCATGCGGATTTAGCCTGGGCAACCATGCACGCACTTTATAACGAACCACTGGCAGGAGCCTCCGCCAGTACCAGCAACATCGTGGAGATTTTTTAATGGCTAACCGCAAAAACCGCAGCAAGGCACCGCGCGGCAAGACCGCCGCCGATACGGCCAACATGGTCAGCAATGCACATGCGGAGGCGTTTACGTTTGGCGATCCGATCCCCGTTATGGACCGCCGGGAGTTATTTGATTACCTGGAGTGCGTGCAGGTGGACCGCTGGTACGAACCACCGATCAGCATGGATGGCCTGGCGCGAACTTACCGCGCCGCCGTACATCACTCCAGTGCTATTCAGGTAAAACGCAATATTCTTACCAGTACCTTCATCCCTCACCGCTGGCTGTCTAAACAAGCCTTTTCCCGGTTCGCCCAGGACTTTCTGGTATTTGGTAACGCGTATCTTGAAAAACGCTTGAACCGGTTAGGCCAGATCATGGAGCTGCGCGCTTCGCTTGCGAAATACACCCGCCGCGGCATTGACCAGGACACCTACTGGTTTGCACAGTATGGCTACAACTCGCAGCCCTATCAGTTCGATGAGGGAAGCGTGTTTCATCTGATGGAACCTGACGTTAACCAGGAGCTTTACGGGATGCCGGAATACCTCTCTGCCATTCCTTCCGCACTGCTGAATGAATCGGCCACACTGTTTCGCCGTAAGTATTACCTCAACGGTAGCCATGCTGGTTTCATCATGTACATGAGCGACCCCGCCGCCGATCAGAAAGACGTGGACAACATACGCGAAGCACTTAAAAAATCGAAAGGACCAGGCAACTTCCGCAACCTGTTTATGTACAGCCCGAACGGTAAGAAAGACGGTATTCAGATCATCCCGTTGTCAGAAGTCGCAGCGAAAGATGAGTTTCTTAACATCAAAAACGTGAGCCGTGATGACATGCTGGCAGCTCACCGCGTACCGCCCCAACTGATGGGGATCATTCCGACGAATACCGGCGGATTTGGTGATGTCGAAAAAGCTGCGCGCGTGTTCGTACGCAATGAGCTGATGTCTTTACAGAAGCGAATGATGGAAGTTAACGACTGGCTGGACGATGAAGTGATTAGTTTCGAACCATATATCTTAGATGCACGAGATTAGAACAAAAAAAGGCGCTCTTAAGAGCGCCTTTTTACATCTTTGCGTTAGCAAACAGCATACGCGCCATCAAATCCAACAGAATGCACCTTCTTTGATGCAACCTCATTACTACGACGTTGGATTACCTTTGCAATGCTTTTTAGAATTGAGGGGGATGCGTTTCTAACCTTTACCTGCTTCAGGACTTTGGTAGCACCAAATTTTACAACCAGCACACCAAAGATTTCATCAGAGTAAGATTCGGAAATTGAATAAACGCCGCTCAAATCCAGATCTACTGAGTTCCCCTCTTTGATAAAAACTTCAATCTTGTGTCGCTGGGGGATAGCCTGATTGCGCGAAGCCAGGTCACCCTCGGGTAACTTGTATGCGATTTTGTTCATTACTCTCCTCCTAACGCCCGCATGATTTCCATAAGCTGAAGGTCATTTTCTTCGTTATCGTTATCTACTGCCAGTTGATGAATCTTAAAGCGGCATGAAATCGCAACACCCGGCCAATCATTACGTAACTCAGTGTAGCTCACTTCATCACCAATTGCCTCTAAGCATACATTTCCTGTAGCCAGTTGCAATTCCCCGTTGTATGTTTTTACCAATTTCATCAAGTGGTACAACCCAAGCCCTTGATGGTTATTCTCTTTTTCTTTTACAGCAACCCCATTACCAAACATACTTCCTCCCATAAAATCCTGAGGAAGCTGTTGCGCCCAATCATCCTGTAGATCGGCATGTTTTGAAGAATGCCCTTCCTGGATACACCATGCGATAGCATCAAGATGAGTTTCAATACCCTGAATGCCTGCTCGCCGTAGCTCCCTCAGAAAGCCCAACCCGCAATCGGCTAAAGAAAACTCTAAGTAATGCTCTTGTCTATTCGTATGAGGGACTGCCGAGCGTTGTGCAAAGGAGAAGCCTGTCGATTTACCATGTGACCAGACGTTATCATGAAGCTCGCCTATCACATGAGTCAGGTCCGTAAGCCCCTTTGGGTAGTCTCGCGGATCACGCTCAGGGAAAGTTAACTGCCTTACGCAACTGTTAATGCTACTGGTTGCGGTATCAACAGCCTCAACATTCGTTAGAGCTGTAACTAAACTGTAATTTTTTCCAACATTAACACGCTCTTGCTGATACTGGTCCTGTCCCCATAACGCTCCCTGCAAATTTATGGCTCTCATGTAGTCAGGGCTGGATAAGGTACAGTTTTCCTCAGCAATCCGATGATGGTTTACGTAAGCGGCTAATACGGTAATAAATCCGGGGTGCCAGTGGTTGTTTGGCAAAAGTAACTTGTTCTCATCTTTCTGATGAAATGCAGCTGTGTGAACAATAGCGTCTTTTAATCCTAAACCCATTAGCCGAGCCTTTTTTGTCGATTTTTGCTCATCATATAACTTAGGTGTTTTCAGAGCAAAGCCAACTCTGAAACTAAGGTTAAAATCGCTCACATCCCGACCACGTCACCTAAAACCGCGCGCTCGTAGCCCCGCCACGCCTGGCCGCTTCTTGTAGCGGTTTTCATGCAGGTGCATGACATAAGCCAAAGCCTGTCAGAACTAGCGGGATTGAGCTAAAACGATCCTCAAACGTTCATGCATACTCATGCAGCATAGACATGCACTTGCCAGGGAGGTTTAAATCTGCATCCGAATGACCGTTTGTAAAATGGAGCAGACGTGCAAAGAAAGTTGAAGGTCAGCCGTAAACGAAAGGTAGGAGTTTGTTTAAATTGAACTCTTACATTCAGAATGTGTTCAAGAATAAACGACTTGTTTTGCCCAAATTCTTATATGAGAAGTGAAGAATATGTTGATGACAAAACGTGAAAAGGAGCCAGAGGGCTCCTTTTTATCTCAGACTAAGATTTGTTAAACAGTGATTTACCACTATTTGGCAAAAAAGGAGGCGACACTGGTTTATTGCTATCCAACAAATTAACAGGAATATAGTCACTCTGGCCAAGAGGCCATAAATTAGCAATATTGGCTAAGTACAAATTAACTTTCTCATTCCTATCATTGATAATTCCTGTTAATGCAGGATCGTCATCAAATCCGTACTCAAAACTCCACACATCGTCAGCATATCCAGCTTGGCAGATGCGATACCACTCTTTAAACATAGGTTCAAGAATGGTTTTACCTAAGCTTTTCAAGTTGCTATCGAAGACTACAAAAAGCGAACCTTTGCGTTCACCTACAAATTTAACGGCAGGCATAAGGTTAGACATGTAAGCAACTTCAAGGACATTTAAAACCCTTTCATCATGGTCTTCATCCCATAAAATGGCGAATGTATGGATTTTTGGGCTGGAATGATTTGAATAAAGAGAAGACTTCCACTGGACAGCACTCAAAATAGAGTAGTGCGTCCCACGACCAAGATGTCCAACTGGGGATTGTTCATCATATACAGTTTTAAAAAAAGGGGAATAACTAGGCATAGTCATAATTTTGACCTCAAATTTATGTGTATCACCACAAGAGACAAACCTTTCGAGCCTGCCATGTTTCATTATTTACGTTAACTTATAGGGGTACGGATAGCAATAAAAATTACAATACAATTTTGTCCAACACACCCGCTCTCCTTTGCCTATTAACAGTATACTATTCTTTGCAAAGCCAGAAACACCCATGCCTGATACAAAGCGGGCGATCACTCATTCAAATGACCGCCACATCTCGTTGCGCTCGTTGTTCAACCTTACCCCCATAATGAGTTCTTTCGAGGGCAACGTTTCAGTGTAACCAGCTTTCGTCCTCCCAGACCTGCTGCAAAATCTCCATTACCCGCTTTTTATCTTCGTCCAGTTTTAAACCGCTCAGCTCCAGACCGTTAGCGCTTCCCTTACGTATGCGGACTGCCGTTTTTGGATAGAGAGGGCGCAAATTTCGGTAAAGCTCAGATTCAAGGGCTTGCAGTGTTGCCTGGCTTATCTTCTGCTCTTTATCGATCATTATTTCAATGCGCATAGATTCCCCCTAACTGGTAGCGTCCATTGTGCGGCTATATTCATGGTTGCGTATTTTGGCCATCAGCTCGTCAGTCAGCTCAGAAACCCACTGGATAGCCAGCCGCTTTTCTTCGTCGCTGCAATCGCTTGCCGCTACCAGCTTTAAGAAAAAATCAATGCGCTGAAGTTTCAATGACTCCAAAAGATAATCCTGCATTTTCCCTCCTTTTACGACCACTTACACAACATAACTGTATGTATATACACTGTTTATATATACAGTATAGTACCAATTTCTAAATGTAAAACGCTTTTTTGTCCTTCAATAAGAAAGACCTGATATGAGTCAGAAACAGAAAAAATATCCGATGTGTCAGTAATACTGGCGCCATTTGTCATCCTCACGCAGCCGCCCGTTCTGGCAAAATATCCGCAGTCCTCCCCCTGACGGAAGGCTGCCGCCGCGTAAAAGTAAACTCACCTCGTACTCACTGCTATCGAACCCTCTGGACTGCAGCTCATACTCCAGCTGCAGGCGCTGCTGCTCAGAAATATCCTGCCTGTAAGCCTTTTTCCGTTTCGGTTTTACCAGCCTGAGCCGTGCGACCAGTTCACGCCGTTCCTTTTTGCCCATGCCGTGCAGATAGTCCTGCAGCGCCTTTTCATCCATGGACGTAATATCCGGTACTTCGCCCCCTGTCTGGTTCAAATTTTCAACAGGGGGACAGTTATTGCCACGAGTCCAAGGGGCGCAAGCGCCCTGGTCGGCTCTCGCCTCCTGAAGGTCAACGGCTTTACGAACCATTTTCCACTTCACGGCATGAGTGCAGATCCGGCCCTCAATGATCGGGGACCAGATGCCATAAATACGAACACCGTGATCGCCGTAGGTGCTCGGTTCGTCGTTAAGCTCATAGGCAGTTCTGACAAGGTGATGTTTACGGGGAACCAGGACGCCGCCCTGTTTCATGATGTAGGTGGCAAAACAACCAGCATCCGCTGCGGCCAATACAGCATCCAGACGCGGGTTTTCCAGTACCGGCGCGCCTGCCTTCTTGTCACCCTGTGCCCTAGCAGCCTGACCGGCCAGCAGGCGCAGCTCACGGTATGCCTGGCGACCAGGAATACCAAAGAAGCGGAATTGCTGTACACGGTGCAGCGAAGCCCAGGCGTTTACGTTCTCAGCGTTATCGCGCAGCGATCTGCCCGTTTCTTTACTGATTTCCTGCGCCAGTCCGCGCCCGTCAATGTTTTTACTGATGTATTTGGCGATATAGCTGGTCGGTGTCCCCTTGCGCGGGTTAATAAGCTCAGACTTGAATCGCGGCCCGGTATTGGTGCCCAGCTCCTCCCGGTCCTCACGAATGGCGAATTTACGCAGTAGCGCGGTGATGGATTTGCGGTCCTTTTTGCGCATGAAGCAAAGCAGGTGCCAGTGCACGGTGCCGTCATGGTGTGGCTCAGCAACGCGAACGCCATACCAGCGCAGCCCGGCTTTGTGCATAGCCTTACGGAAGGAGGCAAACATATTCACCAGGTAATCGCTGCTCTGGCGGACCGTGGCACTGGTCCATTTCGGGTTCGGCCTGCCGTTATTGAGCGTTGCGTGAAAGCGTGACGGGCAGGTGATGGTATAGAACACGGCGCATTCACCACGCATTTCTGCGATCAGCTCCAGCCCCTTAACGCAGGCCATCATTTCGTTGCGCCGGTGCGCCGGATTGCTGCTGCTGGCGTTTACCACTTCTTCCATATCCAGCGTGTCACCTTCGGCGTTAACCAACTCATGCGAGCGGAAAAACTCCAGTGATTTGCGACGCTGTTCGCGTTTGTGGATCACAGCTTCATAGCTGACATACGGGGACGCTTTTTTGTTAACCAGGCAGACAGCGCGCAACTGTTCTTCCCGCCATTCACACCGCATCTGCCACAGCTTGCGATACCACCAGTCCGCGCAAAGCATACGGGCAAGCGAGCCCGGAATAAGCTCGTATGGAACCGGCTTACGGCGGTGCTTTTTACGGCGTAGCTGCTCGAAAGCAGGCGGGATAACATCAAGGCGCATAGCCTCAGCGGCCACCCTTTCCCATGACCGGCGGATCTCTTCCGGCGTAACGTCTTCATCCATAAACAGCTCACCGCAGGCAGCATCCAGACACATGCTCATGTGTGCCGCCACCAGGGTTGACAACCGCTTAACCTGCTCCTGATTCATTTCGGGCAGGACCAGCAAGCCCTCCAGCCCGTCGTGGCTCGCCATAAAACGGAATGACGCAGAAATCTGGCTGGTACGCACGCGCTCGAGGCGTTCCAGGCACGGCCTGATAGTTTCACGCAGATAGCGGGAATATGCCTTCGGTTTGCCCAGGCCCCCGAAATATTTAATCCGTTCAAGAAGCGGCTTACTGATATGCGCCGGCTGGGCGCTCACGTCAGCAACGATGACCAGATCGGGATTGAATTGCTGCTGTTCGCGGGCCATTTTGGCGCGGCTTAGCAGCTGGTCCTGCTCCATTTCCCGCTGAACAGGATCACGGGATTCATTGAAGAAATAGCGATCCCAGACCTCATTACTCAGGGCTTCGCGGCGCAACTGTTCCTGCTCGTTATCCGCAGCATAGAGAGTAATCAGGTTTGAAAGCACGGATGAAGTGGCACGCTTATCTGTATCCAGATAAGGGTTAACCGCTTTCTTTTCAGCATTCCATGAATAGCGGTAATTGCTCATGCGATCTCCAGTTCAAGCTGGAAAGGCTGCAACCCTTTTGAGGACCATTCAGAGATAGAGGGCGGCCGCACTGCCTCGATAGCACCTTTAAGAATGGCGCAACGATTTTTCAAAATTACGGCTTTGAGCTCTTTTTCGCTAAGACCGCGTGAATACTCAGCCTCGCGGATAGCCCTGGTTAGTTCAGGATATTTAGAGTTGAATTTAGGAACATTGCAGGCCAGATTCGTGCTGTCAGCGGTGGCGAGTGGATAATTGCCCATCACACGCCCATCCAGCATACGCAGGCCATGAACTCTGGTTTGAAAGGTATATTTGCAGTAAATAGTTTCGAAAGCCTCCTGCATACGACGGTGCCAGCGCTCTGTCCTGATAACCGCATATTCTCCAGATGACCCAAAACAAACCCGGGGCCATTCGCGGCAAAGCTCAACCAGACGATCTATAGATTCGTGCAGGTGCCAGACAGGAGCCGCCTTATCCCGAAACATGCGAGGAACCTGACGAATCAGTGCATCGTTATCACTTTCTCCCCCCTCCACAACGTCAGGGATCACGAAAAAAGCCACTTTAGGATGGTGGTAATAGCCAAGCAGCCACTCATAGAATTCGCACCAGTTAATAACCAGGCCCCGCATCCATGCTGAAAATGCTCCGTTATCAATACCCACTGCGGCGGCAAAATTGAGAGATGCTGCAATCTGGTCCGGGCGCACATATGAAACGAAAGCACCGGCTCCGCTCACCGCAATGCGATGAACATCACCGGCACTCCCCCAAACAGGTGTCCCGTGAAAATGATGGGCCCCGAGCTGCGCCCGTTTCACGCAGGCACCTTCCATACAACAGAGCAATCAGGGCCACCTGGATCGACGCTTACGCACATCTTTGGTTTAAGCACCGCAATGAGCTCGTCAGCTTTTTTCCCTTCGCCCGCGGCAACGCCAATGCTGCGTTTTGTGCTGATTCGGTGAAGGGTGAATTTTCGATAAAACGAACGAATCAGGCGGGTGTCGCTATTGGACACGATGATCGGATGGCCTTCTGATGACCGGCGCACCAGAATAGATGCCAAATCATACTGGTCATCATCAGAGAACCCGGCAGGGTGATAACCGCTAAAAGTACCGTCATAAGGCGGATCGCAGTAGACAACATCACCCGCCTGCAGCATTGCCAGCGTTTCGTCATAACTGGCGCAGATGAACGTCGCGCGCACAGACTTTTCAGCAAATGCACGTATTTCATCGACAGGCAGATAAGGCTTTTTGTAATTACCATATGGAACATTGAAAAGACCGCGCTGGTTATAACGGCACAAACCGCGATAACAATGACGATTAAGGAAAAGGAAATAAGCTGCCTTTTCTATTGGCTCCAGGAGTACAGTGTTAAAAAACTGGCGGCATTTATAATAATCTTCTTCCGTGGTGAACTTGGAGAAAATACGCTCTACCAAATGAATAAAGCTGTTAACGTCTTCTTTAATCACCTGATAAAGATTTATAAGGTCAGGGTTAATATCCGCAACAAGATAATAAGGATAGTCTGTTGCCATCATCACAGCGCAGGAACCTGCGAAAGGTTCAACCAGTCGAGGGCCATCTGGGAGGTGCTTTTTGAGTTCGGACATGATGGCGGTTTTGTTTCCCGCCCATTTCAGGATAGTGCTCATACAACACCTCCGTTGTAGTGTTTGCTTTTTAGCTCTGCGATTTCCTGACAGGTCACACAGCACTGCACGCCCGGAATAGCGCGGCGGCGAGCTGGAGGGATCGGTGCATCGCATTCGATGCAAAGCACACGAGAAACGCCCGGCGCTCTGTTGCGGGCAGTGTGGATGTGGCGCTGGCGTTCTTCTTCAACGCGCTGCTGTACGAGATCCATAGAGTCAGCCATTAGTGCAGCTCCTGAGATTCGTTTTCGTAGCGGGTTGCTTCGCGGCGCAGAAGCTCAGCCGCTTCAATACCGTTTAACCCTTTGTTGGTGATATGGGTTGCCAGTGCCTCAAGGCGGATTGAAACTGCTAGCGCGCGGCCTTTGCGCTCCTCACGTTTGGCAATGTCGATCACCGCCATAAGCGGATCGGTTTCGGCTACAAACATTTTTGGTAATTCGTTCTGCATTGTTCTTTCTCCTGAATTTGGGCAAAAGAATGCCCGGCGGGTTTACGCCATTAATTTCTGTTGTGGGTTAATTCGGCATGGTTAGCCGTTTAGGAAATAAGCTCACCACTGCACGAAAATGATTCATTGCTTTAACCAGTTCCCGCTTTTCGTCAGTAGTCAGATCACTAATATTGACGCTGTGACGTTCTGCCGGAATTTTTGCCATAAAGAATATGGCTGCTAGTGCCCGCTCATTTTGTTTATGGTTTATATCGCGACGATCACGCATATCTTTAATAAACCTTTCAAGCTCTGGCTCAATATTCAGACCAAAAACCCTCGCCCTTAATTCAGCTATACGGTTCAGTCCTTCAAGCCGTTGACCCGGGCTTAGTGGAACAGTCGCTGCAGTGCCTTCAATAGCCATGGTTTCACCTGTTTGGTAGTGGTCAGCCCTGCCAGCAGCTCTTCCTGAGTGCGAGACGGGTGCCAGCGCTTGCCATCTTTCCCGATAATCCAGCCATGGCCGCAGTGCATACCCTGGCTTTGTTTAACCAAAAGCGATGCGAATGAGGGTTCTTTACTAAGCATAAGCACCTCAGATCAGACCAAATGAAGCGCTGAGGCCCGTCACTGTATCAACAGCACTTGCCATTGCTGGGTTGTACTGTAGGCGCGCGTGCAGGGAAACAGCTGTAAGTGCCATCAAACGAGTAACAGAATTGATGCTTTCGATAACCTGGCGGCGTTCTGTTGTTGTCTGGTGTTCACCAGAAACAGCGCTTGCTGCAACGCGACCGATCTCTGCTGTAGCATTCAAAACGTAATGAGGCATTTTCTCGCTGGCTACTTCGTTCAGCGGCACACATGGCAGGCAATGGATTTGAGCTAGGAAACCATCAACAAGTGTTGAATCCTCTGTAATATCGGTAAGCATCCAAATTTCCGGCGCCGTGAGTTGATGCGGTTGCTCCGGGTTCAATTTGTTGCGCAGCGTCTGGACGTTCATGCCTGCGCGGTCGGCCAGCTTCGCCATATTGTGACGCAGTGCGAAAGCGCGGCATGCTTCATCAAAGTGTGGATGTTTGGAAATCTTATAATCAAACATGCGAGCCTCTTGGAAAGTTCTCATAATTGAACTTACTGACCAACAACAACGCGGAAGTTGGAATGACCAAGGGACTCACGAACCTGATCGGTTTTGTACATCAAGTAACGAAGACATACGCGCCCCTTATTTTTCTCCTTTTTGACCATGTACTTAGCCAATTGGCCATGATGGATTTTTTGATAAACAGAGCCGCGAGAAATGCCTTCCCATTCCGCGAACTCTGCAGGTGTAGCCATCTCTTTTGGTACTCGAATTGAAATATCTGTGCTCATAGTGCAGTATCTCTTAGTTTGTTTTCGTTTCATCTCGTTTTATGTGGTTTGGTTTTGCTTTTCAAACCATAAGCGGATATTAGGATCACTTTTTATATGCGTCAAGGGGTTTGATTATGAGTTTAATCAAGGCAGGGAATGACAGTGGTGGCCGTGATGCGATCAACAGGCTTATTAAGGCCTACAATTTCAGCTCACGTCAGCAGCTCTGCGAACATTTGGAAGTATCTAAAAGCACTATGGCTAACAGATACTTAAGAGATAGCTTTCCCGCTGAGTGGGTAATTCAATGCGCCCTAGAAACAGGAATTTCCCTTCTCTGGCTAGCTACCGGCCAGGGGGATATGTATGCGAGTGAGAACGAAGAAAACAATCTCAAAAACGAAACCTCCGTCACGGTAAGACCACTTTCTAAAATCGTTGCTCCCAGTATCAAACATGCTGAGCTGAAGAACGGCGAGCTGCAGCCGTGTGATGAAATCCTTCTCGATAGCAGACTGCTGGATAGTGAATCTGCCCACTCTCTTTTTGTAAAAACAGCTAGTGATAGTTTCGTTGTGGATACGTCTGTGAAACAAATCAGCAATGGTTATTGGCTGGTAGACATCGACGGCGTTAAAAGCTTCGTTAAGATTGCCCGTATTCCTGGCAATAAAATTGTGGTTCATCAGGATGAAGCATCCTTTGAGTGCGCTGTAGATGATGTAGAGGTAGTTGGCCGCGCAGTAAAAGTCATTAAGAGCATCTAACCATGACGATTAGAAAGCAGCCGAACGGAAAATGGTTGTGCGAATGTTACCCGAACGGGCGTGACGGCAAGCGCGTGCGCAAGCAATTTTCGACGAAGGGCGAGGCTGTAGCATTCGAAAACTTCACCATGGATGAAGTGAACAAAAAGCCGTGGCTGGGTGAAAAGGAAGATCGGCGGCATTTATCAGAATTGATTGAACAGTGGTACTCACTTTACGGCCAGACGCTAGCAGACCCCAAGCGCCTAATGGCGAAACTGAACATTATCTGCAATGGACTGGGCGATCCTGTCGCTTCTGAGTTAACCGCCGGTGATTTTACCAAATATCGGGAAGCGCGATTAAAAGGTGAGATACGTAGCGAAGACGGTGGGCTAATGTCGCCAGTAAAGCCCCGCACGGTAAACCTGGAACAGCGTAACTTATCATCCGTTTTTGGCACTCTGAAAAAGCTGGGCCACTGGTCAGCGCCTAATCCGCTCGCCGGGCTACCAACATTCAAAATAGCAGAGGGTGAATTGGCGTTCCTGGCTTTGGACGAAATTAAACGCCTGCTTGACGCCTGCGCTGACTCTCAAAGCCCTAGCCTATTGATGATCGTAAAGATATGCCTGGCTACCGGCGCGCGGTGGAGTGAAGCCGAAAACCTTCAAGGCCATCAGTTATCAAAATACCGGATCACCTATACCAAAACTAAAGGCAAGAAAAACCGAACTGTACCGATATCTCAAGAACTGTACGACGAACTCCCTAAAAATAGAGGTAAGTTATTCACCCCTTGCCGAAAAGCCTTTGAACGCGCAGTTAAACGAGCCGGTATTGAACTACCTGAAGGTCAATGTACTCATGTACTACGTCATACATTCGCCAGCCACTTTATGATGAATGGCGGAAACATTTTAGTTCTCCGAGATATTCTGGGTCATGCCGATATCAAAATGACGATGATTTATGCTCACTTCTCACCAGACCATTTAGAAGATGCAGTCAAAAAGAATCCATTATTTAGTTTAAGATAACGACTATGAAAACAACGATAAACCTTGAATTTGATATCGCTCAATTATTCGACACGATACGTAAAAAGACTACTATAAGACCCCCCATTGAAATTGAGGACGGTCTAACATTAATTGAAGACTTTGAAAAAAAATGCAATAAATTTAGAGCATGTCTAGATGCATATATTGAATCCCATAATAATCAATTATGCAGAAGAATAAAAAATAGATTACCGCCCTTAAACAAACTTCAATCCGGGATAATAAAATGCCTTGAGTGTTTTCTTTCAGGTGATATAAAAACAGCTTATGACACATTTGACCTTATGCTGAAATCCAGTTTGATTTCTCGTCAAATTGAAATGATTTGTATACCATTATCAAGTATATGCAATGATGAGACTCCCTTGTTCCGCGTCAGGAAATCAGATAGACCGCTATCATAAAGGAAGGATATGTTTCACATTCCATTCAAACAACGTCATCTAGTGAAAGCACAAAGATATTCTGTTGCCGGATTACCGTGCCTTTATCTTGGAACATCTCTTTATATATGCTGGAGAGAGATGGATAAACCCGACTTTGATAAGCTTTACATATCTTCATTTAAGACACAGCAAAAGGACAACTCGTTATTATTGCATTTAGGTCCAGACTTTCTGTACAGGCCATCTTTAATTATTTCAAAAACAGATAGAAAATATGACTATGAGACCAAACTTGCCTATCTAGCCCTATGGCCTTTAATCATAGCATGTAATTATTTGAAGCAGCATGATAATGCATCCTTTAATCAAGAATATATAATACCCAATCTATTAATGCAGTGGATTAGCAGAAATAACAACACAGAGATAGCAGGAATTGCATATCGCTCAACCAAACTAGCATCAAATGCAGTGGGTGCCAGAGGTATTAACGTCGTAATGCCTCCTAAGATTCGATATGATGAGATGATAAAAAACGATTTCTGCCCCAAATTATGTAGTGTTTTTAAATTCACCCTACCAGTTTCATGGCAAGTTCTAAAAACTCTCGACTACAGATCTGAATATCAAGAAAGTAGAGACATAGAGATCATGAGCAAGAGATTAAGAAGGAAGAGAGACCAAGCGTTAACTGGAAGTATTGATGATGAAATTTTAAGCATCTACAATCTTACTGATTTTTTTAAGCTAGAAATATGTATGGATGAAATCCAGGTCTATGCAGGTGTAAAAGCATGTTAATACTGGCGGCAGTTTGGCGGCAGAACATTAAAAACACATAAAATCGATTAACACCAGATAACACTAACACACTGTTTTTAAATGCAAATACTTGATACACCCATAATAAAAATAGTATGTAGGAATTTCGGACGCGGGTTCAACTCCCGCCA